CTAAAACAGAAAAAGAAAAAACAGAAATCCAAAGAAGATATGCTGAACTTAGATTAGAGATAGAGTTAAGTAATGAAGAAAAGAAACTAATACTAGCTAAAGACAATGAAAGAACTGTTGCAAAAATTAAGCACGATGAACACGTAGCTGAATTAAAAAGGATATTTGAGAGATACGAACGAGAAGTAGAACTTAACGATAAGTTAACACCTGAGCAGAAGAAAAGTGCTATAAGTAGTGCAAAATCAAAAAAAGATGAATCAATAGCTCAAGCTGGAGGAGAACTTATACAAACAAATAAAGAAATAGATGATGCTTATGAACCTTTGTTTGAAACTTTTAAGGAATTAGCTGATTTAAGAAGGGCTGCTTTAGGTATTGTGCCAGAAGATGAAAAAGCTAAAGAATTTGATGCTTTATCTAGTTATATCGAATCATACAAGGCTTTAATGGGTGGTGTTACTGATTTTATTAATGGAGAGTTTGAAAGACAGTTAACTATTGAACAAAACAAGACAAATGCGTTAAATGCTGAATTAAACAATAGACTACTTAATGAAAACTTATCTAAAGATGAAAGAGCTAGAATACAAAACGAAATAGCTCAAAATGATGAGGCATTAAGAAAAAAACAGAATGAAATAGCTAAAAAACAATTTAATACTCAAAAGGCATTTAATATAGCTATGGCTGTTGCTGATACATATTTAGCAGGTGTTAAAGTTTTAGCAGACCCTTCATTTATAGGTAGACCTTGGATGAGAGGAATTGCAATGGCTGCTACGATAGCTAGTGGTTTAGCTTCTGTTGCTGCTATTGCTAGACAAAAATTCCAACCATCAGCAGCAAATACACCTGTTAGAACATCAGGTGGAGGAGGTTCAGGTGGTGGAATGGGAGATAGGTCATTTAACTTTAACTTAGTAGGTAACAATAGAGAAAACCAATTAGCAAATGCTATACAAGGTAAATTTGACCAACCTATTAAGGCTTATGTAGTATCAAGAGATATGAGTAATCAGCAACAGTTAGATGCTAATATAGTAAACTCTGCTAGATTTTAAAATAAAACAAACTTATATATTAACGTTAAATTATAAACAAAACTTATGGAAGATTTACCAATCATAGAATTATTTATAGACGAAGAAAAATCAGAAGATGGAGTACAAGCTATTAGCTTAGTGGAATATCCTGCGATTCAGGAGAATTTCGTAGCACTATCATCTCACAAAGTAGAGTTTAAGACTGTAAACGAAGAAAAAAGAATTATAGTAGGATTAGCTTTAGTGCCTAACAAAAAGATATATCGTAGAAACAAAAACTACGAATACAATATCATATTTTCAGAAGATACTGTAAGAAAAGCATCAGAACTATACCTTAAATCACTTAAAAACAATTCTACAACTTTAGAGCATCAAGAATTAACCACAGGTGTATCTGTAATAGAATCTTGGGTAGTAGAAGATGCTACAATGGATAAATCTAACTTATACGGATTAAACGCTGTAAAAGGTGCTTGGGTAGTTACTATGAAAGTAGATAATGACGAGGTATGGCAAGATGTTAAAGACAAGAAGTATTTAGGATTATCTATTGAAGGTATGTTTAGCGATAAACAAGAGGAGTTATCTAAAGAGGATATTCTTTTAGAATTAGAAGCTATTGAACAAGAAGAAGCTGAATACTTACTATCTGAAATAAAAGGTATAATTGAAAACAAAACTGATGTAGAGTTAAAGAGTTTTAGTGATTATCCCGAATCTGTAAGCAACAATGCTAAAAGAGGTATTGAGTTGAATGAAAAAGTGAACAATAGATGTGCTACACAAGTTGGTAAGGTAAGAGCGCAACAATTAGCAGACAGAAAGCCTATAACTATGGAAACTATTAAGCGTATGTATTCTTATTTAAGTAGAGCAGAAGCATATTACAATCCAAGCGATACAGAGGCTTGTGGGACTATTTCATATTTACTTTGGGGCGGTAAATCAGCTAAGTCTTGGGCAGAATCTAAAATTAAAGCAAATGGCTAAACAGTTACAAGTTTCTGTTTATGAGAAACCAACTGTAAGCAGAAAAGGTGTCCACGCTAAAAGCAAAACATCTGTAAATAAATCAAGCAAGAATTACACAAAACCATATAAAGGTCAAGGAAGATGAGTATTTTAAACACCTCTTACAAAGTACAATCAGATGTAAATACTGATGCAGAGAGATTAGCATATAATATAGAGAATGGTGCTTATGTAACAACAGAAAGTGGTGTTTGGACTGTACAGAATGGTAATTGGGTTAAATTATATCCATCAGGAGGAGAGGGAAGTGGAGTTGGTTGGGCTAGATACGATGACGGCACATACACATCAGAAAGCAAACTAAACTTAGTTCAAGGTGTATCTATTGTACTAACCAACGATGCTTCTAATATAGTAAAAAGTCAACCATCAATAAACTATTATAATCCTAGTACTAATAAAGTTTTGGCTGATAAGGAGAATGAGCTGTATATGGCTACTGTTGTTTTTAAATATTCAGCACCTAATGCTAATCAAACATTTTTAAGATTACAATTAGAGGGTGGTAATGGAACACCTTACGAGAGGTTAGGTAATGATATTTCGTTTGGTAAAGGCAATGATGTTACTCACGAATTTCATCAGGTATTCCAATACTACGTAGATTCAACCTTTGTATCAAGTGGTAGTCAATGGAAAATAACTGCTAGTGGTGGTGGTGCTAGTGTTTGGGATATTATATTTTTCATCAGTAAAATACAAGGATATTAATTATGGGAGAATGGGCAAAGTATTGTTATTGTAAGAATACATATACAATAAAAGATTGTGATAAAAACAAATGTAAGGCACATCCATTTTGGAAACAAGGTATAGGTTTTATTGGTGGAAAAGGAGAAATAGAGGAAGAAAATTAACAAAAATAAAACACTTATATTAAGAAACGTTATAGTACTATAAATAAAATTTATAATTATGAACGACACTATTAACAAAATCAAAGAACTTTTAGGAATGGAAGTTAAGGATGAAGTTGTTTTAATGGAAGAAAGTGTTTCAGATTCATCAAAGAACGATGTTACCGAAGAAGTTGCTGAATATGTAACTAAACAAGAAATGTCTGAAATGAAGTCTGAACTTTTAGCTATGATTTCAACTATCATTGATGAGAAAGAAAAGAAAATGAAAGAAGTTCCACAAGAATTATCTGCTGATGAAAAAGTAGAAGTTGAAAATGTGGAAAAAGTAGAGTTAAGTGAGGTTGTAGAAGAAATTGTACACTCTCCAGAGAATGAGGTAAAAAGACAACCAGTACAATTTAGCAAACCATTTGGTGCTATGAGTATTGCAGAGAGAATTAACGAAATGCTAAACAATAAATAAATTTAAAAATGGCTACAACAACTAGTATTACAACTACATACGCAGGAGAACACAAAGGACAGATTATCTCCGCTGCGTTATTATCGGGAAACACTTTAGCTAACCAAGCTATTACTGTTAAACCAAACATTATCTCTAAAGAGGTAGTTAGAAGATTAGAAACTGACTCTTTGATTAGAGGTGGTTCTTGTGATTTCACAGATACTTCTACAATTACATCAACTGAAAGAATCTTACAACCTAAAGAGTTGCAAGTAAACTTGGAGTTATGTAAAAAAGATTGGGTAAATGACTGGGCTGGTTTACAGTTAGGATTTAGTGCATTTAGAAATGTACCTGCGTCTATCCAAGATTACATCGTACAATATGCTGCTGAAAAAGTTGCAAGTTCTATCGAAACTTCAATTTGGGGTGGTGTTAATGGTGCTAATGACTTTGACGGATTCGCTACTTTAGTTGCTGCTGATGCTAACTTACCAGCTGCACAAGAAGTTGCTGGTACTACTGTAACTGCTGCTAACGTTATTACAGAATTAGGTAAAGTAGTAGATGCTATTCCTTCAAGATTATACGGAAATGATGGTTTACACATCTATGTGGCTCAAAACGTTTACAGAGCTTACAAAAGAGCTTTAGGAGGATTCCAAGCTAATGGAGTAGGTGCTGCTGGTTATATGGCACAAGGTAACAACCAAGATATTCCAGTTCAATATTTTGACGGTGTTAAAGTATTTATGGCAAATGGATTGGCTGACAACAAAATGATTGCTACAATCAAAGATAACTTATGGTTTGGTACTGGATTGACTTCGGATTATAATGAAGTTCGTATCTTGGATATGGCTGATTTGGACGGTTCACAAAATTTCAGATTGATTATGAGATTCTTGGCTGGTGTTCAGTATGGTGTAGTTGAAGATATTGTAACTTACGGTATCACTAACTCTGCTAACTAATAATAAATAAATATTAACTTAAAAGGGTAGGTGGTAAAATGTTCTACCTGCCCTTTTTTAATAAAAACAAATAGATATGGCTTGTGATATTAACAGAGGTAGATTAGAAGAATGCAAAGAATCAGTAGGTGGTATTTCTGCTGTTTACTTTGTAAATAAAGGCGACTTAGGTGCTATAACGTATGATGTTACAGATACAGATGTAATTGATGCAGTAGCAGGAACACCAAGTGCTTATAAATTTGAAGTTAGAGGTACATCTAGCTTTACAGAAACACCAAACGTAAGTAGAGAAAACGGAACAGCTTTCTTTGAACAATCGTTAGAATTAGTATTACCTAAATTAACTAAGAAAGACCACAACACAGTTAAGTTGTTGGCTTATGGTAGTCCACACATTATCATTGAAGATAATAACGGAAACTTATTCTTAGCAGGTTTAGAGTATGGTATGGATATTAGTGGGGGTTCAATCGCCACTGGCTCAGCTATGGGCGATATGAGTGGTTATACATTATCATTCACAGGAATGGAAAAAGTACCTGCTAACTTTATTGGTGGCGATGGAGTTATAGATAATGCTGGATTCACAGTAGTTTCTGGAGTTTAATAATTCTTTTTAATTGATATTTAAGATAAGTCATACGAAAGTATGGCTTATTTTTTTAAATAAAACAAAATAGTTCAATTACGTTATATTACTATGAAGATATTAAAACCAATAACTACATCTCA